GCGCGTCAGTAGGTCGGCCATAGCATCCGATGGCGCTTTGTACCGCGTGCCTAATAGGCTGTTGATACCTGAAACTAATGGATCGCCAACCAGTTGAGCCAACCCGGCAGCGCCAGCACCAGCAAGCGCTCCAGGGATAGCGCCGACACCAGCAAACGGCGCACCTGCTGCTGCGCCTAATGCCGCACCGGCGGCGATCGGGGCAAGCCCTCGCGTAGCGGAACCGGCAAGACCTGCCGCCGTGGTTTCTGGCTGCGCCTGTGGTTGCGCCTTGCCACCGAACTGAGCCGCTAGCGCCTCAAGGTCTTGGCCTTGGGCTGATTGCACAGACTGCCCACCGAACTGCTTTGCTAGTGCCTCAAAGTCGGTCGCCATTAACGCACCCCCGCACGTGCTTTAAATTGATCTGCGGCTTGCTGATTAGGAAACACGAACGATTGTCCGTTTGGCAGTGTAACGGTGACGCCAGGCCTCCCTCGCGGCATGCCTTGAGGTTGCTCTGGTTTATCCTCAGGCATAGGCGATACGTTCTGAAGAAATAGGCCGGCCGTTTCGCTTTTTGATGCCGCAGACTCCAGCAATTTGCGCGACTTTGCGTATTGCGCTTTAGCGGATCGTTCCGCAACGTTAAAAATTACGTTTAACTCTGCTTTTGTTAAGTTTATGTCTCCGCTTCTTGCTCTAATGAGTAGCTTTTGCTCTTCGTTTGATATGGCCCCTTGACCTGTAATCATTCCCCTAGACTGTAAGCCCATTTCTGCAAGGCCTTGGATAAGTTCAGTGGAAGCTGCTGCGGCTTTGTCATCAGTGAATCCAAGTGCATTACCGATCCGCGCAGCAGTTAGTCGTGACTCAGCAAATGTCCCAGTAATAGCCGAATCAAGTGCACGCCTATATCTTGGTAATTGCTCTAATTGAGATGCCGCCGAATTTGCTTGATCGTACAGTTTTGGAACTAACTGCCCAAGCTCCGTAGCCGCACTTTTATCGAGGTTAGTGACGCTGACATTTGTTACAGCCGGAGGAGGACGTTTTAATGTTTGCAACGATAAAAAGGCTTGCTGATCGTCTTTGGATAGATTTTTGAAATCAATGGCTTCCTGAATTGCTGGTGACAATTTAGTTCGTTTTGCCTCTGCTTCTGCGCGCTTTTCTTCCGTCAGTTTCAAAATGTTACCTAGAACGTCTGAACCGCCAGGGATAACGGATAGCTCACCACCAAACTCAAATTTGGCAGATTCGGGACTTGTCTTAATCAGGTTAATCCTGTTTTGGATGTCCTCTTGTACGTCTGGGCGGCCCTCGTAAGCTTTACCACGTTGCTCCAAGATAGAAATCGCACGATCGGGATTGCCAGCGTGCAGCGCCGAAACAACCGGAGACAAAGCAACAATAGCCGCACGACTCGCTGCCTTATCGCTCTGCTCCATCATTTGCATGATTGACTTGGCTTTAGCCTCGTCCGATACCAGAAGCGCCGCTTTATAGTCCTCTGGCGCAACATCAGGAGACAAAAGCCTTTGATACAGCTGTTGGCGACGTTCTTCCTCAAGGATCTTTTGCTTCTCTTGTTCTTGTCTTGCTAGTTCGGCCTCTCGTTTTTGCCGTATTTCTTGCAGTTGTAGCCCTTCCTTCATGCCTTCTAAAAAAGGGATTGGCTGCGATTGATCAATCTCATAATTGATTGGTTTGATAGCCATTATTGACCCATCCCAAACAGTTGACCGAGAAGGCGTTCGCCAGTTTGAAGCGGTCTGTTAATAGCACCGCCAACCGCTAAAGTACCGCCCGCCTGCGCCGCGCCTCTTTGACCTAATAATTCTCCGATATTAGACGCAGCCGCAGAACCTAACTGTCCTTGCATGCCTGCCGCGTTAATCCCAAACTGGGCTAAACGTTCATTGACCCCAAGTCCAGTACCAGCAAATCCGCCGAGGCGTTGCAATTGTTGATCGATTAGGCGCTGCAATAACATCGGGCGAAATTGTGCTAACGCTGCCTGTGTGTTACCACCGCGCAATCCGCCGGTTGCTGCCGCATTTTGCAAAATAGCATTCTCGCCCTGCTGAGCAATAGCCTGGAACTCCGGCGATGCTTCTAGCTGGCTGATTGCTTCACGTTGCGGGGCAAACCCTTGCAAACCAGACAATGCCTGCTGCTGTTGGAATGCTTGCTGCCCGGCTTGCAAAAAAGGCGTGAACCCTCCTATGGCACCGGTTCCTGCGCTCAAAAAAGGGGCGAACGCCTGCCGCGTCTGTTCATATTGACGGCGTTGTTCTTCCATCCCCTGTTCTGCCGCCCTTGCCTGCTGACGCGACGCACGAGACCCAGTAACCCCAGAAACGATTGCGCTTAACAGTGCCATGATCAATCTTCCTCGCGCTCTTCCCACGCTTTACATACACGCAGGTTGTGGCAAATAAAGTCAAACTTTTCGCAAAACCCACGACCACCTGCCCCGGTATCGTATTTATTCAGCGGGATTCGCTCCATTTTCGCCTGGGTCATCGTGTCGTTCTGAAAATACTCGCAGTTAGCACAAAACCGCCGGCGCGCTTCCTTGTCCGAAACCTGCCAAGCCTTTGCTAACTTTGACCAAAACGGGCCATTAGCACCAGGCTCAATCGATGGGACAAGAGGTCCAAGCGACCATTCGTCAATAACCGTCTGAGTATTTTTTTTGTTTTCTCCGGTCGCAACAAAAGGCTCTTCGACTTGGATTCCGCCGAAGCCCTTAAACATCAGCGCCGGTAACTTGTCATTACTCATCAGGTAATCTCCTGCCCGTCTACTTTAAATGTTAGCGACGCAGCCGCACTCGCGATAGTGGAAATAAAATCACCAGGGTCAAGAACGCGCCCAATCAGCTCCGGGCAAAGATACGTCTCTCCAGGAACAATTGTTTTATTGATGATCATCTTATTTGAGTTTGCAGCCGACCCGCCGCTCGTCACAATGTTGACGGTCACAGTCCTGTTAACTGTATCAGTGTTGCCAATCGATGCGCTTATAACTACTGCCCTGCAATTGGTTGCAGTATATTGAGTGGTCTGAGTAGACTCTAGCTGCTTGGATGCTACTAAAACTTTAGTTATTGATGCCACAACCCACCCCTTTTCTACTCGACTGTTATCACACTAAGAAGAGCCGACGGGATTCCAGGAACCGGAGCCGCTGCGGCCTGCGCCGTTAGTTGTACTGCGGTATCACTAACAGACCACATTAGCTCGAAATAGTCATCGGCTTTAAGTTTTGCGACAAAATTCCAAGCAGCTACTAATTCTCCGTCAGTGCCTTTAAGGCGTACCTGACTTGCTGAGTTCGCAACATCAACCCCGTTTATTCTGTACCACAAGAATACCAAATGACTGCCGCCGCTCGTGTTGTCAGTCTGCACGCTAAACTGGAAATTATAAATTGCTTCGGTGTCTACATAAATACGCGACGAAGGAGTCCCAATATATACCCCGTCAGACTGATCTGTGGTGTTGAAAGTTACGGCATATGCTGTATTTATAGCCGCCGCCGTCTGTGTTGTCGTATCAAGAAAACACCCAATGCGCCTCCGCTTTGGAGGTCGTCGTATGGCTGACGTTACTTTGAGCGCGTCAATTTCGTTCTTAATTTGCTGAATTTCGGCAAAAATAAAGCCTTTGTTATCAGCCTCTTTGATACCGTCTAGTCTATCCGACAATTCAACAACATTTGCCGACAAAACATTGATTTTTGATGTTATGGCGCTTATTGACTGAGACGCATCTGTTTTAAAAGACTCTACGTCTCCGATAGCCTTTGCTGCTTGAGCGTTAGCAAGTCCTACGCTTGTATCAACAGCCGGCAAGATAATTGTTGTTGTCTGCTGTACAGTCCCGAAAAGTTTCTCAAACTGCTTGATCTGCTCCGGGTCTTTCAGGAACGTAGCCAGTTGATCGCGTGTAAGCCCAAGTTTGATAGCCATCAGTTAGCCAAAGCCTCTATTTTTGCCTCTAACCGAGTGAAAGCCACATGCGTCTGTGTGTCGCCTTGGAACCTCTGCATCCTCATATTACGCATAAATCCCTGCTGAAACCACGCCAAGCGACGCAGCCTCTCGCCTTGCTTTCCAGCGTTTATAAACCTAGATTGGCTCCACGTTACGCCATCGACAGAATAAGACGTTGCGATTGTCGGACTAATTCCAGACGCAACCCTGCCGGTAAGGGCCACGAGTTCGATTTCGTGCATGATTGCACCGCGACCCTCGTTATACAAGATCGTCGTCCCAAACTCCCACCTAACATTCGCGGCCCAGTGACTCCCAATTGATTGCGTCAAAGTCCCGAACGTATTTGACCCTGGATCAGCAACCCACCAATTGTTGTAGACCCATACGAGGTTTTTAGCTTTGTATTCCGAAAATCCGGCCCCTAATGTTGAGGTCAATACCGACCACACCGATTTATTAAGTACTTGAGACGATACGGCGTCATAAACTAAGCAACGATCCGGCAAATGTACATATAAGAGACGCTGCGCTTTGTCGTTGCGAGCTTCTAATTTGACATTAGTTAACTGAGACTCAGTATACCCGCCGAGGATCCTATCCACCTCTTGGGTGCTGATTTGCTGTGCTCGCCCATTGGCTGCAATGTAGATCGACGGAGCCTCGTTTCTGCCACTCCCGAGAAAAGCAATGGCATCCTCGTAAACACAACATGCGTGAGTACCAACACACCCCTTAGGTATTTGAGCGCCATCAATGCGTTGGAATGGGAAAAAATCACCGCCAATGTTGTCGAACACCTCGATCGTGTGGCGGTTTAACGCATAAACCTCATTTCTGATTTTCCACAAACCGACTACCCTATCTGGGTCTATTTCGCTCGATCCATATTTCAATGGATTTATTTGTGTTGGATCAGTAAGTTCTGTGACAACCAGACTGGTTCCGTCCGTTGTCATGAAATAACCATCGACCCAAACAACATCAATTACCGTGCCCAAGTCTGGGTCTGTAACCTGTTGCAGAGAAGTCCCGTTCCAGTAGAACAAATTATTATTCGACGCGATAGCCAAACGGTCGAAGCTATAATCAAAGGTAACTAACTGAGTAGTGCCTCCAACATTTCCTAGCGTCGTGACAACTCCAGAGCTTGATATCTTTACGAGCATAGAGCCCATAACTCGATAATGCTCGCCCTTCCACTCGATACTTCCACGGTCCACACCTGGGCCAGTACCTACACTTACAAGCCCGTCCGCAGGCCGCAAATAAGAGTCACTGACGCCATTGGCACCAGGAACGATAAAGTAGTTAACCGGATAAGATGATCTAAAGTCAGGGCCTGAGTCGGTATAAATTCCGCTGGTTATTGGGATCTGCATTCATATCACCATTTTTCGCGGTCCGCCCAATATGCGGCGCTCATCTTGCCTTTGGCAATGTTTGCAGCATGCCGTGCCTTGAATGACTTCCGGCGCGCTTTATCTGCCGCTGACTCGCCGGGCTTTGCAGGAGACCCGCTTACCCCTTGCTGACCAAACCGGATCGTTTTGATCTTATCGCCTTCCTTAGCCACAACTACGTGCGACTTGGTAGGATGCGACGGCGTGCGCTTGGGCTGGTTATACCCAGATACACCGATGCGAGCTAAACGAGGGTCTTTGGCGGTAGGCATTAGACGGGCACCTCAGGTGGGAACCAATCCAAGTCGTACTGCTCCTCTGCGAAGCCCGTCACGCCAACCATCAGCGCATCATCAGGTTTTTGGAACACATACTTGGAATCCGTCACCCGCTGTCGCGGCACCGCCCATGCGGTCGTGTAACCGTTTTGTGTGTCGAGTTCCTGCGTAGCGGCATTGACTCCAAAAACCGGGTAATTTCGATCATCAGCGTGGACCTCAATAGCTTGCTCTGGAGTTAACGTGGTTTTGTCAACTACCTGACGGCTATTCACATTCATCAAATCCTGATATGGCACGCCAAGGATCATGTTTTTGTAGATCGTATTTAACGCAATAGTTGCTGCTTCCAGCGTATCAAATATCAAGTACATCATAGTTAAACCTACTGCGTTGGAGCCCTGTTTTTGTATGGATGCCCAGACGGGAGCGAACCTTCTAAAGCCCACTTCCAAGCAAGGTAACCTTCTAGTTTTTGACGATTATCGGTGCTCAGTACAACGGTTGTCGCTATAACCTCGCCAATTGGACCATGCCATGACCGATCAACGGAAAGAACGTTTCTCCCAATCGACCAAGCTTGATTTACAGCGCTTGATCCAGAAAAACGCTGGATTGATGCCGGCATTGGCAGAGCGGTTAATGTGCTTGTCTCCGATCCATTAACGAACGAGCCCGAAGCCCAAGTATTTGTGGTAAACCAAGATGAAGAACCGAATGCTAAGCCCATGCCAGCGCGTTGAGTACCATCCGATCCAGGCCCGGACAAAATCGTCGGATAATTGCTCGTAAACGTCGCGTCAGACCCTCCACGGTAGGCGATTACAAAGAAAAACTCTCGTGCAGTGAATGACGGGCAAGTAACCCCCACCGCCCCAACATTTGTGGTTGCGCCTATTGAAGGTTTGCCGTTTAATATCGAATTTGACGCATTGTATGTTGGTTGATTTGCCGCAGTTGGCTGAGTGGCATGGCGGTTATTGCCGCTTTTATCCGACCACTGACTTACCGTCGATCCATTAAGAGTAATGCTTGCCGCATCTTCGGCGTCAAGCCAGAGCGCAAGCTCAGACCCTAAATTATTTGGCCTCCACAATACTGGGCCACCAAATAAAGTTCCATCCCACCTATAAGGGTGTATATAAGGCAAGTTTCGGACTAAACTCATATCCACCCACTCCATTTCCAAGCTAGGTAGCCTTCAAGTTTCTGACGGCTGTCAGTACTTAATACTCCGGGAATAACTAAGACTTCTCCGAATCTTGCATTACACGCATTAACTACCGGACCACTCCCATCAAGACTATATCCTCCTATGCACACCCCTCTAAGTCCTATACTCCCAGAGTTTGCCGGTCCAGTGACCGTTCCGTTTGTGTAAACGCGGCTATTTGTTGTTGCAAACTCGCTTATGCGTATGTAATTAGTATTCGCTGAAGTAGTAACTGCGTTGGCGGTTGCGCCGGCATATTGCGCCATTGTTGTTGATGTGTTTGTCTGATCAGCAACATTAAATTCCCCGCCAGGTTGTGCATTTTGGTTGTTTATATAATGCTTGTTACTAACCATCGTCACCGGGTTAAACACAAACACTCGCGTAAAAGGATGGCTTATTACGCCCCACGACTGGACATACAGAGCGTCGTCAACTCCGTCCGTGATAATTGCCGCCTTATTGTTTATTGCCGTTGCAGAATAAAGCGGCTGATACGCCGCCGTCACTTGCGTAGCATTGCGCCCGTTTCCTGATTTGTCCGCCCACTGACTTACCGTGCTGCCGTTGAGCGTAATCGTGCTTGCGTCCGCAGCGTCAAGCCATACATAAGACGTGAGATTGGCTGGGGTCCAGCGTGATAATGAGAAAAATCTCCGCCTATCACGTTGGCGCGTCAGAGGCCACATTTAATAACCCTCTCCGGCCATGATATGCATAGATCCGGTCCCTGATGCAGTTATGTACGAGATAATTTGGTCATCGTCTGATTTGCTCAGCACAATTTGTGTTGATGGCAAAACAGGATAGTCGGCCGTTGTCGCATCTGCGCTAGCAGCACCAATCCTTACATATGCCACCACAGACGATGATAGGTTTGTGAGGACAATAGACTTGGTTTTGTTTGCCAAAGTTGTAGATGCCGATACAGTCCCCGGGGATACTGTTACGCCAGATCCATAGTTCGGCGCAAATGGTGCTTGCATTGTCATGATTGCCTCTTAACCGACGCGGTACCAGACTTTTGCAAGCCCATCGAACCGCAATCTAAAAAACCCATTGGTTGATAACGAAGTCGGAGCGCCAGTGACAGTCGCGCCGTTGCCGTTGATCGTGAGAGTTGAAACGGCCTGGGTGCAGTTGACCAAAACCTCTTGCTTGTCGACGCAGTTAGCCAGCAGCGGTAACACCAACGTGCCAGCAGCAAACGCCCCAGTTGGCAACAGAATCAACCAAACGCTATCCGAGCCGTTTAGGATCGTTACAGAAAACCCGGTAGCCGATGGGGCAGCATATTGCGTAATTTTGTCGTCAGCAACCGAGGCGGCAGCGAGGACAAAATCGCGCAGATTAGTTGCGGACACTTTGCGTGCGTCACCGTCTGCGCTTACATAAACCGGGAACAAATCTCCGCCAGACAGGTCGTCGACCGAGGAAAGCTGGTTAATCGTTGGCATCGTTGGCCCTTAAGTAAACTTGAGCGGGCCATCTGATCCCGCGTCAATGTTGGGTGGCTGCGGGTACAAAAACGCGTTGTCTCGACGCCATGGTTTGGTTCCGGCACCTGACGGCATTGTGTTAGACAGCGCCATCTCCAGCGGGTGCGCAGCGCGGCTCAGCAGGACGTTGTAAGCCTGTTTGGCTGCGACTTTGGTCTCAGGCTGCACAGTCTTGCCAATGCCAGAAGCCAACCTCAATGCCAGGTTAGTGATGATCGCCTCGTTGGCCGAGTCTGGAACGCTAGACTCTGCGTCGATATCGCTATTCTCAGGGCTCCCAGGCAGGGGATACGACAGGCGAATGCCTTGACCGTTCCATGTTGCCATCATCACATCAAGACGGCGCAGGGCGGCTTCTAACTGTTCGGGCGACAGGTCGAAAACGTAGGATGCAAGCCCCAACTCCTCAAACGCTGCGGTCACGAATTGACGCTTGCTGTATCCCATTATTCCCCCAGTGCCTCAGCGATCATTAGACCTAGCTTGCGGTCTGATGTGCGCCCGTCGAATTTTAACCCTAACTCTGTTGCTTTGGATTCTAATTCTGCGCGAGTAGGAGGCGCATCGTCATCAGGAACACGAACAGGCTCATCCACAACGACGGGCTTTTGTTTTGACGACAGCGCCTGTAATACGTCATCGGCCCAGCCCTCATCTAATGCGATCTGCCGTTCGTCGTCGTTGTGTACCAACAAGGTATCAAACTTGCTGCCATCCTGGCGGGCTTTGTCTGCTTTGCGATAAACAAACGCGGGATATTCCATTGTCACTTAGCCTTTTTGGGCGCTTTGCTAGGCTTGCCTGCCTTCGCGGCGGCCGTGCGCGCGGTTGATAATGCAATCGCAATCGCCTGCTTTTGCGGTTTGCCAGCCTTCATCTCTTTGGAAATGTTGGTCGAAATACTCTTTTTAGAGTAGCCCTTTTTGAGCGGCATAACGTACACCTCAAAAAAACCCGAGAGAGTCGAAACTCCCTCGGGCTAAGCACATTAACCGATCCGATACGTCACAAACGTATTGGCGGCGGTCTTACGGGTGCGGAAGTTGCCAGAACTAGACAATGCCACGGTTGCAGAGCCTACGATCGTGTGGTTGGTTCCGACTGCGATCGTAAATGCGTTAGTCGCGCCAGTATTGATAACCACCCAATCAAACCCTTCGTCAATCGCGAAATCCGACGCAGCATCAAGCAACGCGCCGGTTGGGAGCGTGCCAGTAACTGCGGCCGCAGTGGTTGACGTGATGATTCCAGCAAGCAAGTTTGCGGCAGTCAGTGTGCCGGTGACATTAACCGCCACTGGCGTGACCTGCAACGTTGCCTCACGGCGGTTTTGCTTGACCACCGGAGCACTGCCGACTTCGTACTGCACTTCGACGCCACCTTGGGCCTCAATGATGATCTGAGCGCCACTAGCGTATGGGCCGAAAACAGCCTGGGAGTTGTTGACGGTTCCGACCGCTGCAATTTTGTCGGGGTAGTTAGGGAAACCGACCAGACGCGACACGGCTGCATAGCCTTGGCTATAAACAGCGATCGATTCGCCGGCCGGGATGGTGACCTGTACGGTCCCGTTAGCAGATAACAACATGATATCTAATCCTTTTTATCAGGGCTGGCCGAACATAATGATGCCGGACATTTCGGGTTGTTTATTGACAACACCAAACAGAGTATCAACCCGGAATTTAGTTTTCATCGTGTTGATGTCGTAAAACTTAGTCATAACCAACTCAATGCCCTGATCCGTAGATCCGCGCATCACAGCAACGCCAGCATTATCGGGCACAGCATAACGACCGGGGAGGATTTCGATCGCGTCTTTTTGCCAAAACGGATTCATGGCAGCCGTTGCCGTGTTCAGAAACACCAAAGCAGCGTTCGAGGCCGTCGCCGTAAATACCACATTTTGATACTGAGCCTCGGCATCCGTGCCACCCTGGTTGCTGATAATCGGGGGCGAAATAACCAAGGTCGTAGCAGATGGCACCGAAATAACACGGAAGGTCTTAAGCTGACCCGTGCTGCCCTTGGTGATGTGATGCACAGCCTCGCAGTTAGCAATCGTGAAAGCATCGCCAGCAGCGACGCTGGTCGTGCTCGAAACCGTGATGGTCTGAAAACGGTTATCGACGTTGCCAGACTCCCCGGTAACGCTGACAGTCTTTGCTTTAGGCACCCAGTAATTGCCAGCAGCGGTAAGCGTAGACATCGTGATGCCAGCGCCCCCGGCGGCTGCCGTTTTACGCACAGCGTAATCAAGCTTGTAGGTCTCAAAAGACGCCACGGGGCCGACATACGCGGCACGCAGAGCGCGGTCGGAAATATCGTTGCCGAACGACCGGGTGCTCACGGCAAGGTTGGAGGCCATGCCGTTATAGTCGCGAGTAGACAAAGCCAGATAGCGGTCGTTAGCCGGCACGCCCTGCTCGTTGAAAATTGCCTCGCACTGCGCAACATCATCAAAACCAGACGCGGCAGCGGTGCGCTTAACAACCAACGTACCTTGTTGAGCTGCGACGTTCATCACAGCCTCGTTGATATCGCTTGCCAATGTTTGTTTAGCAGAGCTACCGAGACGGCCTTCTTGGAGCGCGTCTCTAAGTTCGGTCGCAGTCATCGTCCAAGGGACAGACTTTTTAAAACCAATAGTCGCAGGGACCGACAACTGGGTATAGTCCTTAAAATTGGTCGTTTGGTCGGTGCCGTCAAACGACGTCGCGATATAAGGCTGAGGACGCCAAATAACGTTATCGGTACGCTCCATCATCGTCTGGTCGGTGTTATAAACCGCGACGTTTTTGGAGAGGATAAGCGCGTCGTTGAAGCCTTCGAGGATGTCCTCAAACTGTACGCGCTCTTCTTTGCTGAAAGAGTTAGACATGTTTTAACCTGTTTTTTTACGTTGACGTTTATACCTAAGGACTGCAGAGATATCGCCGGTTTTTTCAGCGTGTGCCCGCAGCCGTTCAAGTTCAGAATCCACCGACCCAGAAATACGCCCGCTCCCGGTAACTATCCTCTCAGGTGGCGGCGCCTTTTTTGTTCGGTTGCTAACTTTCAAATCTTTCTCCAGTCGTGCCACAGCGAACGCAAAATCGATCGGGTCTTTAATTGATGCCAGTTCTTTCGCCTTGGTCGGGTTCTTTCCAAGCGCATAGACCACCAATGCGGCGTTCTCTGCGCCCTTTACGAGCACGGTTTGCTGATTAACATCGAGGTACTGTAAAACAGCATCTTCTGCATCGTCATAATCTCGCACTCGCAATTCCGCCTTTGCCTTACCGTACGCGGCCAATCGCTCCTGATACTTGCGGAGTTCACGATCCTCAGCATCTTTTGCCTGAGCATCTAATAAATCCGCATGCCTTTTTTGCTCATACCACGTACTAAGTTCGGCCTCGTACCGCTCAGAGTCATAGTCGCAATTGTCTAGAGTAGGCTTAGGTCCTACTTTGACCGGATTTGGCTCAGTCTTAGTAGCATTTAATTGCGCCTCAAGCTCTCGATTTTTACGTAACAACTCCCGATTTGTCTTGCGTACTTCCCTTACCCATTTTGGGGCCGGTCTATCGTCCTCATCGGGTGGCGACACATCGCCAATCGAAACTACAATTTCATCTCCACTCTGGTCGCTGCCCTCCTGCTCGGACTCAATATCTTCGACGGTATTTGGCTCGTCGTTAATATCTTCTGCCGGTTCTTGGTCGATCGACTCGTTTTCGATGTCTTGCGGTTCCTGATTGACTTTGTTTTCTAGCATCACGTTTTTCCTTAATCTCGGCCATTGACGGCGGCCGGTTACCGATAAAACATAATATTACATCGGTGGTGTGATATTAGGTTGTTGTATCTGCTCTGGCGACCCAAGCGACCCGCCTAATGTTTGCACCATTTGCATAACTTGATCCTGAGCCTGCGAATCAACCTTTCCTAAAGTCTCGATTGTTTTTGCTTTTGTAAGCTCGGCATCCGCAACAGTCTTAATAACCGATGCGCGTGCCTGAGATGCTTTAGCCATAGCTTCCTCGGCTGCGGCCTGCAAAAATACCGCGTTCGGGTCCTGCGGCTGATTTTCTGCCATTGCCTGCATCTCGGCTTTATCTTCCTCTGTTGGCTTAATAACTCCAATCATGACAAGCTTCTTGCGGAAATAATCGCGAATCGGCTCAATCCCCTCGCCTTCCATGTTCATCATCGCCATAGAGGTCAAAACCTGGCGCGTCTCGGGGTCGTCGCTGATCTGAATCATTCCGGTCAGCGCTCGCAACGTAGACTGCCGCTTGCTGCGCGAGGTTGGGCCTACCGACACCACAACGTCAAAGTCAGCGCCGCTGATATCGTTCTCGTACTCCATCGCCCCAGTTTTATTATTGACTGTAGGCTTCATGAGCGCAGCAGATTCGACTTGCTCTTGCTCGTCGATGATCTTAACCTTGCGGCCTTCCTCCACGTACACGTCCTTAGCCATGCTCAAATAGACCTCGCCAACGCGCTTAAGCATTTTGGCGTGGTTAGACATGTATATGTAGGCTTGTGCGTCGATACGCTCCTGGATTAACTCAACAGCCTTACCTGAGATATTTGGCACCATCTTGTCGGCTTGCTGCGTGCTGCCCAAGATATCCGCCATGTCCTGCTCGGTAAGCTGCAATAACGCAGCCATCGCCGGAGGGATTGACGGCGGTTTAGTGTACGCAACAGGTCCAACGGCTTGAGTTGATCCATCCGGTCCGGTAATGGGATTGGTCAGCAGGTACGGGTAATCTTTGAGGTTATCTTCGGCCCACATTAATTGATGGCCTGCAATCTGCTCTGGCGTAAAAATAGGCTTTTCGACGCTCGATAGCGCGCTGATTTCCGCAAGCTTTGAGAGTTGCATATTCTTGAGCCGCTGTGCGTCTTGAGCTAAATGCACGTGCCCCATGCAACGCTCCACGCCATCAACCATCCAACGCTTGCCGTAGGTCGGGACGATTGGGATGTGCCGGCCTGCGATGTATCCACAGTCCTCAAGCGGGACCCCGGAAAAAATGTACTTGCGCACCCTGCGACGCTTAACCTTGCGCTCTTTTACGACACGGTAACCACGCTCAACCAAATCGTCCTCTAGGTCGTCATCGGCGTCGAGTTGAGACTGATAGACCTTTTCTTGGGTGCCGTCAACGCCCTCGTAGGTGTAAAGCTTTTCGCTGGTCTCCTCGACACGATAGTGCTCGCAGACATACACAAAATCTGGAGTCTCCCAGTCAAACTCTAGTTGTTGGATATCTTTAGGCC